ATAAGAGACAGGCCTAGCACGGTCCAACCACCACCCGCGGCCCCCGGGCCAACACCTTCCGGGCCGGTGGATCGCGCTAGGTTCTTACAAGCATTCCCAACTGGGCCCGCGGCCGATCTGGCTCGCGAACAGGTTACCCAGCAGGGAATCGGCAGCCTAATGGGGCCGTAACATGGCATTAGCAGACATCTTGGCGATGGGCGCCAGCGCCCTGCCCCGGTACAGCACCGCGGACCGCGAGAAGCTAAATGCGTATCAGGACGAGCTAAACGCCTACCAGTCTCAGATCGGCGCCTATAACAAGGACGTCGAGACATACAATACGTCCCTGACAGACTGGAAGAAAGGCTACGATCCGTGGCTTGAGAAGGCGGAAGCGTATAATAAAGCGATTGAGGCTTGGAACGCCGGGCCTCGCACAAGCGGGTATTCAGGACCGGCTAACCCCGGGGCTTGGAAAGGGGCCGCCGCACCGACGGCACCGAAAGCCCTCTCCTTCACCGAGGAAGAAGTCAAGGCCTACGACGCTGAGGCGCAGGCCTACCGGGACGAGGCCAAGGAACGCGGTATTGGCGCATCTGATGCGTTGCGGACGGCCTATTCAGTGTTTGGAGCCCCATCCCAGTCGATTGCGTATGGGGTCCCCGGGAGCGGCACGAGCATCGAATTTAGCTTTTCGGGGGCGGGGTTTTCCCAAGGCGGCGTGGTGCCACGCATAAACCAAGGCATCGGGAGCATCTTCGGTCGGCGCTAAGTCAGCCAGTTGCGAGCTTCTTCGCGCAAAACCTGACCGGCTATGTCGATCTTGTTCCGTAAGGCCTCGATGATCTTTTCGTCGATGGTACCCGGAGCGACGATGTCTATGTAAGTCACCTTGTTCGCCTGCCCGATTCGGTGCGCCCGGTCTTCAGATTGAAGCCGTATCTCCAAATCGTAACTGTTGCTATAATAGATCACCGTCGTGGCGGCGGTTAACGTGATGCCGTAGCCGCCGGTTCGGGGCTGACCCACGAAAAAACGAAGAGGGTTGTCAGGGTCTTGGAATCGCTCGACCACCTCTTGCCGCTCATCCTGTGGAGTGTCCCCGTAATAGGTTGCGACCGCCTCGGGCCCGAAGCGGTCGCGCAGGGATGAAGCTATCTGTTGGATGTCATGGGTATACGACGCCCAAATGATGGCCTTTCCCTGAAGCTCGTCGGTAATGTCCAGCAACGCATCCATTCGGTTGCTGGACAACTCCTGTATTGCACCCTCATCCGGCTGTAGAAAGCCGCACACGATCTGATGCAGGCGCATGATCTGCGTCAAAACGCTCGATGTTGTGGCAAGCTCGCCGTTATCCAGACGGGCCAAGGCGAGCTTTTTCATCTGCTTATAGAGCTGCGCCTGTTCCGGCGTCAGGTCTACCTCGCGCCGCATGTACACCTTATCCGGCAGATCCAGACAATCTTGTTTCAGGATACGGCTGCTGAACTTGTTTAGCCGGTCGGAAAGCTCGTCTAAGCGCCGGTACCCGACGATCTGGTTGAAGCTGCGGTGCCCCATTACGCGCTTCTGGACATTGGCGTACCGGGCTTGAAAGGCAAAATAGCTGTTGAACCCGAGCGCCTTATCCGTGAGGAAAGCGCATTGGCCGAACAAATCCATGGGGCTCTTGGTAATGGGGGAGCCCGTCAAGATGCGCCGGTAACGGGTCTTGCCGTTCAGCGCAATGATGTTGCGTGTCCTCGCCGCCTTGCGGTTCTTAATCGTCGTGCTCTCGTCCACGATCATCATGTTCTTGGTGTTGTATCGCAGAAAATCGTCCGCGGCCCGCAGCCCACGAGGCGTACTGAGGGCCTCGACGTTCATGACAAAAATCTTGAGGCCGTCGAACGGCGACGTCGTGAAAACCAACAACTGGTTTTCAAACTTTTGCGTCTTATTGGGAACCCACCGCAATATAAAGTGGTTGATCCGAGACGGTAAATGCGTCGGTATCTCGGACTTCGACCAGTTGTCGTAAACGCCCTTGGGGGCGACCACCAAAACGGCGTTGATGCGCCCCATCTCGTAGAGAACCGCCATGTTGTCGATGGCAACCTTCGTCTTACCCGTGCCCATCTCCATGAACAGGGCGTAGTAGTCCGCGGACCACGAATCTTTGAGCACGGAAAGCTGGTGAGCGTAGGGCTCGGTCTGAAATTTGTATTTATTCATCTGAAACCTCTTGACATGAGGAACATATAAGATAATATCCGTAATTGTCAAGGCCCAAACGGTGCCTTTAACCACGAAAGAGGAAGAGATGAACGACGATCTTACTAGCATGATGGAGGCGGACTTCGAACAGTCTATGGCCTCCTCAGTCGAAAAGGTAGACCAGCAAGGGCTGAAATCAGTCGCGGCGCTGGCCCGAGATATCAGAAACAAAGAAGCGCGGATCGCGGAACTTGAGGATAGCCTCAAGGAAGAGAAGAAGTCACTCTTAAAGTTGACTGACGAAGAGATGCCCGCGACTTTGGCAGAGATTGGTATCTCATCTTTTGCGCTCGATGATGGTTCCACCATTGAAGTGCGGCAGACCTACGGCGCCTCGATTCTCGTCGATAACCGTCCGGCTGCCTACGAATGGCTTCGTGACCATGGTTACGATGACATCATCAAGAACACCGTAGCTTGCAATTTCGGCCGAGGAGAAGACGATCAGGCAAGCGCTTTCGCTGCATTCGCGCAGCAGCAGGGGTATGCCCCCGAGCAGAAAACGGAAATCCACTCACAGACCCTTCGGGCTTTCATTCGTGAGCGCGTTGAAGAGGGTGATGAGTTTCCGATGGAACTTTTTGGCGCATGGGTTGGCCAGCGCGCTTTTATTAAGAAGGGAAAGTGAACAATGGCTGATAAAGCAGTAGCAAAAGCAGGTAATACAGAGGTAGCAGTTCTCGACATTTCGATGTTCGAGGCAGATGCTGGCCGCGGCATGGAGAACATGGGGCAGGATGATCTTGCGCTACCGTTCCTCAAGGTGCTTTCCGGCAACGACCCGGTTCTGGACGAGAACGAAGAAGCCCGTAAGGGCGACATCTACAACACCGTCACCGGTAAGATTTACAAAGGTAAGGACGGCGTTCGCGTTGTGCCTTGCGCTTACCAGCGCCGTTTCATCCAGTGGGCTCCTCGCGGCAGCGGCACCGGCGCGCCGGTGGCAATCTACGATCCCGGCGACGCTCTGCCGAAGACGGTAAGGTCCAAGGAAGACAATAAGGACTACATCGACGACGGAAGCGGCCAATATATGGAGGAGACGCATCAGCACTTCGTTTATGTCTTGAACGAAGACGGTGGTGCGGAGACGGCCTTGATTGCGATGAAGTCAACGCAGCTCAAGAAAAGTCGTAAGTGGAACAGCATGATGGCATCGCGCTCAATGCAGGGTAAAAACGGCCCGTTCACGCCGCCGCGTTTTTCCCACATCTACCACCTCAAAACCGTCATGGAAGAAAACTCCAAAGGGTCTTGGCATGGCTGGGAGATGAGTGTCGAGGGCCCGGTAACGGATGTTGCCCTCTACGGTCGGGCCAAGGAATTTGCCGACAGCATTAGCGCGGGCAACGTATTGGTCAAGCATGCCGGAGAAGAGAACGACGACATCGGTGACGTTCCGTTCTGATCGTTGCCATCGGCGGGGCTAATTCTGGCCCCGCCGTCTCTCCCGCATGAGGCCAAGAATGTCTGTAGATAAATTCATGGCCATCTTCGATGGCCTGCAAGAAGCCTATGGCTACTTCAAAATTGAGAAAACGAGTGCCTCCGGCAAGAACGTCGGCAAGGCAGGCGTCGTGCGCGAACCACGGACCCATAAGCTGTGGGAGAACCACCTAGCGGGCAATGGCGTCGGCTTGGGAATTATACCGATCAACGAAGACAATATGTGCAAGTGGGGCTGCATCGACATCGACCAGTACCCCTTGGACCACAAGATCCTCGTTGAAAAGATACGGCGCATGGAACTTCCGCTGGTTGTCTGTCGGTCTAAGTCTGGCGGCGCACACTGCTTTCTGTTTACGACCGACTGGGTTGAAGCGAAGGACATGCAGAAAGCCCTGCAATGTGTGGCCGCGGCCATCGGTTATGGCGAAAGCGAGATATTCCCCAAGCAGGTAAAACTTAGGCTCGAACGGGGCGATGTCGGTAACTTCTTGAATTTGCCGTATTACAACGCCGAGGAGGGGCTTCGTTACGCCTTCCTCGATGACGGAACATCCGCCTCACTGGATGAGTTCATCGCATTACACGCGAAGTACGCCCAGACTAGAGAGCAAGTCATAAAGCTCCAGATTGTCGATACAGGCGATAGGAAGCTTTTAGAAGACGGACCGCCGTGCCTACAAATCCTGTGCAAGCAAAAGATCAGTGAGGGCGGCCGCAACAACGGGCTGTTTAATCTTGGCGTGTATTTGCGCAGGGCGTATCCGGAGACTTGGGAATCCGAGATCCTGAGTTACAACATGGAGCACCTAGTACCACCGCTGCCTCTCAACGAGGTCAATGTTGTGGCGAAGCAGTTGGATAGAAAGGATTATGCCTTCAAGTGCAGCGATGCGCCCATCAACGCCCACTGCAACAAAGAGCTCTGCCGCACTCGTAAGTTCGGCATCGGAGCCGCGGTCGCCGGGGCTTCTGTCGCCAACCTACGTAAATACGATTCTACGCCGCCGGTCTGGTTCATGGACGTGAACGGTGAGCCGCTAGAGCTAGACACCGACGCGCTACTGGAACAAAGGACGTTCCAAAGGGCTTGCCTAGAGCAGCTAAACTTTATGCCGCGGTCCTTGTCAAAGCAGCAGTGGGAAGGACGCATCGCCGCTCTTATGACGGAAATGCGCGAGAACGAGAGCGCCATCATAGAGGTGGCCCAAGACGCCAGTATCAGTGGTCAGTTCTACGACTACCTTGAAGAGTTCTGCCGTCACCTACAGCAGGCGCAGGACAGGGAAGAAATCTTGCTCCGCCGCCCTTGGACCGACGAGGAGAACAATACTACTTACTTCAGGCTTAAGGATTTCGAGGCCTTCCTGCGTAAGAACAAGTTCTTCGAATACAAATCGCACAAGATCGCCCAACGGTTACGCGACATAAACGGAGAGAGTCTCCTCCTAAAGATCAAAGGAAGACCGGTCCGTGTATGGAAAATACCAGCGTTTGAAGCGGCGGACATCGAGCTTGATCCGCCTTCATTCGGTTCACAAGAAGAGGTTCCTTTCTGATGAGTAGAAACGTTTCAGATTATGCGTACCCCAGCCTTCGTGGAAAGATGAAGGAGCGGAACTTGGCGATATACCGTATGCGGATTGTAGAGAGGCGCACGTTCAAAAGAATCGGCGCTGAGTTCGGCATCTCGCTCGAACGGGCGCGGCAGATTTCCAGAAAGGTTGGAGAGGACTTAGCTAGGCGCGAATGGGTTAATACACAAAGAGAAGAGGGGAAACCGGTCACCTTGAACATGCTCCACATGACACCGCGGTTGCGACAATGCCTCACGAACTGCGTCGAAAGTTACTTCGGGGCAAGCGTATTAGACATGCGTCCTGCTGATTTCGTGCGGCGTTATCCTCCGCATTTCCTCTTAAGAACTCCGAACTTCGGCCGGAAAAGCCTAGCCGAGCTTATTGAACTGATGGAAAAGGAAGTACCCGGTGTTTCGGATATTTGGCCCGCCGGGAACCGGTAAAACCACCACCCTGCTTAACATGGTTGACGAGGCGCTGAACGCGGGCACCCCGCCAGAGCGCATCGCTTTCCTCGCCTTCACGCGGAAGGCCGCCAACGAGGCTAAAGAGAGGGCCTGCGTCAGGTTCTCGCTCGACCCAAAGAAAGACCTGTTCTATTTCAGGACTCTGCACAGCCTCGCCCTCAACCTGACGGACATCAAGACCGATCAGATTATGCGGACGGATAACTACCGTGAACTGAGCGAGGTCATAAAGGTCAACATCGGCCTCCCACGGAACGTGGCCATCGACGAGGACCTTCCCTCGATGGTCACCAACAACGATCCGATCTTAGGCCTGATAAACTTGGCACGTCTGCGCAAGGTACCCCTCCGAGAGCAGTACAACGAAAGCACCATCTCTGAGAGCTGGACGACCGTTAGTTACGTCGATAAGAGCCTGCGCGAATACAAGAAAGCCATGAACCTGTACGACTTCACGGACATGCTGGAGCAGTTTGTGGAGCAGGCGCACCTTTGCTGCCCACACTTCGACCTCGTCTTTCTCGACGAGGCCCAAGACCTTAGCCCGCTACAGTGGGACATCGCGCATATCCTAGACGAACATTCCAACCGCATGTATTGCGCCGGGGACGACGACCAAGCTATCTACCGCTGGGCCGGTGCGGACGTGGACCACTTCATTAACCTACCGGGGGGAGCCGAGACGCTATCCCAGTCTTACCGCGTCCCGAAATCAGTCCATTATCTAGCGGAGAGCGTGGTAAAGCGTATACGTCGTAGGTTCCCTAAGCGCTATGAACCGAGGGACACCCCCGGAAAAATTGCTCGAATCTACGGCATTGATGAACTCGACATGTCCCGCGGCTCTTGGCTTATCCTCAGTCAGGCCGGGTACATGCTCCAGCCCATCGCGTCAGAACTTAGGTCTAGTGGATACCTGTTCAACTACCGCGGCACACGGTCCATCAGCGAGAAGGTAAGTGACGCCGTAAACGGCTGGGAGAAACTCCGCAAGGGACAAGAGATCGAGGCCCGCGTCGCGCGGATAATCTACAGCTACATGTCAACGGGTACCCACGTAGCGCGAGGCTTCAAGAAGCTGCCCGGTCTCGAAGACACAGACTTCGTGGACATGGAAGCATTGGTCATGAACCACGGCCTGCTGGTCGATACCAGCATGATCTGGTCAGAAGCCATGGACAAGCTGCCCGAAACGGACCGGGCCTACGTCACGGCGCTTTTGCGCCGCGGAGAGAAGTTCAACGGCGTGCCCCGTATCACGGCGTCCACGATCCACGGAGCCAAGGGCGGTGAGGCGGACAACGTCGTGTTGTTCACGGCCCTCAGCCCAGCGGCGGACATGTCGATGCAATCAAATCCTGACGATATGCATCGTGTGTTCTATGTTGGAGTCACACGGACCAAAGAAAATCTTTACTTGGTAGAGCCTGAAGATGCGACAAGGAGTTACGAACTGTGAATAAAAAGATTACAATACAAGAGTTTAACGAGATGCAGCAGACGCTATTCGGCAACGTTGTGGTGCATCCGAGCGTCCCTGATGACCTAGTCCCATGCGCCAGATTTGTGTGGGACGCAGATGTGAAAGAAATGGTCTTTGACGGCTTCGAAAACTTTAATAGGGGGAGCCGGAATGCAGAGAAGTGAAATTCTAAAAAGCGCGGAGGCTTTAATCAACGGTGACCGCGCGAAGGATTATGGGGATGCTTACGATAATCACCGCCGCATTGCGGTGGGATGGGATTTGATAGCCAAGGCCGCGATTGAAAAGCATGGAGAAATCTGCCCATCCCATGTCGCGCTTATGATGGACTGGGTGAAGACCGCCCGCCTTCTTCAGTCCATATATCACGAGGACTCGTGGATTGACAAAGCCGGGTATAGCGCATTGGGCGGAGAGATGTCTCCAAAAGATGCCCCGATTGGGAGTAAGTAAGTGGCCTTACAATTAACATTCTTTACACCTAAAAGCGAATGGATTCCTCCGCTCGAACTTCCTGACATCACGTCCGCGACAAAAATCGCCATAGACGTCGAAACGCGCGACCCGGACCTGCGCAAGAACGGTCCGGGTTGGGCTACGGGAAACGGCGAGGTTGTGGGGTACGCTATCGCAGTTGACGGCTGGTCTTGTTACATCCCGATCCGCCACGCCGGGGGCGGTAATCTCGACGAGAAAGTCGTCAACCGTTGGCTAAAGAAGGTCTTCGAGTGTCCGGCTGACAAGATCATGCACAACGCGCAGTACGACGCGGGCTGGATCAAACGTATGGGCTTTCAGCTCAACGGGCGCATCATCGACACGATGCTGATAGCCGCGCTTATAAATGAGAACCGCTTTAGCTATAGCTTGAATGCACTGTCATACGATTATCTGAACCGCACCAAATCTCAGAAGACGCTAGAGCAGGCCGCTCGCGAGTTTGGTATCGACCCAAAAGCTGAACTCTGGAAGATGCCAGCTATGTATGTCGGTCCATACGCAGAGGCCGACGCTGAACTTGCACTCGAACTCTGGAATTTCTTCTCTACCGAACTTACCAAAGAAGATTTGTGGCCCATTGCTAACCTTGAACTCGACCTGCTCCCATATCTTATCGAAATGACTTGGCGTGGCGTTCGGGTTGACACGGACCGGGTGGAGCGAACGAGGGATAACCTTCTCAAGCGGGAACGGGACGTTCTTAAAGAGATTAAGAAGATCGCAGGCTCCGACATTGAAATCTGGGCGGCTAAATCTATCGCGAAGGTTTTCGATCACCTCAGCATCGACTATCCAAAGACCGAAAAGGGCGCACCAAGCTTCACCAAAATGTTCTTGCAGGAGCACGAGCACCCGCTCGCTAAGTGTATTGTTGAAGCACGGAATCTGAACAAAACATCCGGCACCTTCATCAACACGATCATGAAGCACTGCCACCGTGATGGCCGAATACATTCCCATATCAATCAAATCCGATCTGACGACGGCGGAACCGTCTCCGGCCGCATCTCAATGTCCAACCCTAACCTTCAACAGATCCCGGCCCGCGATCCTGAACTAGGGCCGATGATCCGTAGTCTATTCCTGCCGGAGGAAGGGGAGCAGTGGGCGTCCATAGACTTCTCGCAGCAGGAACCGCGGATCTTGGTCCATTATGCGCATGTGTATGGGCAAATGCGAAAAGTTCCTTTGCGCGGGGCGGACGAATTTGTAGCCGCCTACAACGAAGATCCTAAGACCGACTTCCACGACATGGTCGCTGAGATGGCAAACATCCCTAGGAAGCAAGCTAAGACGATTAATCTTGGCATGATGTACGGGATGGGCGTCGGAAGGCTTTCGGAACAGCTCGACATTCCGCTAGACGAGGCCAAGACTCTGGTTAAGCAATATCACGACCGCGTACCGTTCGTTAAAGGGCTAATGGTTGGAGTAATGAACCACCTGAACGACAAGTCCTCATCCGGCTCTCTGCGGTCCTTGCTCGGCCGCAAATGCCGGTTCGATTTGTGGGAGCCTGACACCTTCGCCATGAATAAGGCGTTGCCCTTCAAGGAGGCCATCGACACCTACGGGACGACGACCCGTCTCAAAAGAGCCTTTACCTATAAGGCTTTGAACCGTCTGATTCAGGCTTCCGCGGCGGACATGACGAAAAAGGCCATGGTTGATCTCTGTAAGGCAGGACATCTGCCGATGATCCAGATACATGACGAGATGGCCATGTCCGTTAAAGACGTTGACGAAGCTCGGAAAAACGCTGAAATTATGGAGTCAGCGGCGCCTATTGTAGTTCCCAATAAATGTGACATTGAGATCGGTCCATCTTGGGGAGAAGCCCGCTGATTGTTCACGAAACCTCCCTTGAACCTTCCCCGCCTTCGGGCGGGGTTTTTTCTTGCGCCTTACGATATTCTCGTATATGATCGCACATCACGGGGGCTAAGGAGAAAACACATGGATACAACAAAATGGAAGTCAGTTCTTGTCCCTCGTGAGGTGTATGAGGAGATCAGGGCAATGTCTAAGTCTGAAGGACGCACAATAAGCGGACAGCTCCGCCTCGTATTCGAGTGGTACAAGAACCAACAGCGTAACTAAAGAGATTAGGGGATCTGACGCCTAACATCGTTTCACGATTTCGGCTTGTGTATCGCATAAAATCGTGTATGGTGGCGGCAGCGCATGGGTGGTAGGACGCTCTGCGCTCTCCGTGGTTGATGCCCCCGGTCCGGTTGCCCCCGTGCCGGGGGTTTCTATTAGAGGGAACTATGGAAAACAAACCAGAAAAAGTCTTTGTGGACGGCCTTATCGCCAAGAAACCGCGCGACGCGGCCCCTACATGGGTGAAGTGCGACCTAAGCGTAAAGCGTCAGGAAATGATCGACTGGCTGGAAAAGCAAACCGGCGAGTGGATCAATGTACAAGTTTGTGAAGCAAAGAGTGGAAAATGGTACACGGAGGTGAACACATGGAAACCAAAGAACGAGTCATAGATCTGCCTTGGCGCGATGCCGTGGCAGTCATCAATGCGGCCGTCAACGAGCAAATG